TGATCTCTTTTGCATCCACACTTGCCTCACGACTATGGAATGAAACTTCTTTGCTGTGTGCTGCCGGCGGGAAGTTAATCTGGGTGCCACGAGTTTCAGACACCCTAACATTACCATTCCCATTCGGGCATTGGGCAGCTGTTGATTCATACGGAACCCGATATGAAGGAAGAGCGCTGGAGTCTGGGTCACAATGGCTTGGTAGACCTTTCGCATTAAGGTCACGAGAAATTGGAACCTGGAAGTTAGAGGAAAATGCAGTCGTTTTCCCAGCGCCTCTTTCTTTCAACGGGTTACGCCGGATCATTAAGCGGAACCAAGTCGAGGGATATGGGTGGACTAACAATTGTGTCACCCTATTAGCACCGTCTGTCATCGAACACTCGTGTCTATACGCAATGGTTGCGATATACACGATGGTTATCACTATGAAAGCCCTACTCACCGCAGAAATGTACGCAAAGGTTTCTGGTCATCTTCAAGTATATGAGGACCTGAACCTAATTTTCGCAGAATTAGACGCTGATAGTGAATCGGAAACATCAGACAATTTTTATACACCGGAACGAGTGGATACCCCGGAACCTGAAGGCCAAACACCAGGAAAGCCACTCATTGATATAGCGACTTATGCGATTGAGGATCTCTCAATGGATCAAATAGCATTAGAAGCTTTTACTGTATCAATGGCCTTGGAAGAAGCAGGCCTTGATACAGAGCTAGCAGATGGGTCCGCGTTGGACGTCATCCGCTCAGCTGGGTTGATCTGCCCAGCTATCGACCTGGAGACAACCAGTCGACCCGCACCAACCAGAATTGAAATGCACGACCACATTATTGCGTGGTTCGGGCAGTTCAATAATCTTCGACTTGTGAGAGAGGCAGGTCATTGGTTGTTGCAGGTCCTTGATCAGCTGATGGACAAAATGCGGCCTTTAATAGACCTTCTCTGGTCTGTCGCTAAAGCATTGGCTGATCTAGCCAAATCTGGCTGTCACCTAGCTTCAGATGCGTTAACTGGATTTATCGCATTGGCTGATTTATTGATTCTTTAC